AAATCGCAGGACTAATAATACACATTAGTTGAGGGAATAAATATGAAAACATATTAGCCCTGCTGAAGGTTTAAGTAACTAAGATATCAGACTATTACTAACCTCACAAGCATCACTTAAATAATCTTTTGAGAGGTGTGCGTACCTATTTACTATATTGAAGTCGGACCACCCACCAAGATGTTGGAGCGTATGCAGAGGAGTACCGTTCTGCACATGATGGGTAGCCCAAGTATGACGAATATCATGCCATCTAAATCCCTCTAGGTTTGCTTTCTTTAAAGCGTTATACCACCCAGTGTTAGAGGCTCTAGTAATTTTTCTTCCTGAATAGGTAAAAACATAAGGACCTGTTTTTTGAATTGATTGTAAGAGCTCTCTGCATTTTTGATTTAATGGAACGCAAAGACTTTTTCCATTCTTGGTTTCAGACCCATCTATTGCAATTTGATCTTGCTTTATATCATTCCACTTAAGATTAAAGCAGTTGGACATCCTAACGCCTGTAAGGAGAGAGAAGATAAAAGGCTTCTGCAAGTGCAGGGGGAGCACATCATGCAGTTTCTTTATATCCTCTAGAGTAAAATAGTTAATTCTTTTAGGGGACTCTTTTACTCTTTTAATAATAGGCTTGGTGTCCAACCACCCTAACTCTTCATAAGCGTACATTAGTACTGCTCGGAAGTAGTTTAAATATCTGTTAACTGTTCCGGGCTTTCCTTTTATTCCCGATTTAGCGTTAGCGATATGTTCTTTTGTAATATCTTTTAAATCCATGTTAGCAAACAAAGGATCAAAATACTTTCTATAAGTAAAATCATTTTTACCCATGTTATTAAATCTATAATATTGGCTTACAGCATCTTTCCAAGTATTCATCCTTTACTCCTTTTAAGTAAACAGTTTAAATGTTGTTGCCAAACCTTTTTAAACTCTGAATCTTTAGCATTTCTTTTTGCTTTTCTTAAAGCAATACATCTTTTAGTTAAGTTATTCATCTTATTCTTTGACCTTATTAGCCTTATGTAACTTATATAACTCTTTAAAGTAATTAAGACTTTCTTGCATGTCTTCCCAAATTGCATCTTTGACCTCTTGCTTATTGATAGAGTCAGGAGCAGAAACGATTTCAAACTCAGATTTCTTGGGTATCCACCACTGATGATTAAGTGATTTATAAGCAGGAGAAGGATCTCCTACTGTCTTCCACCTCCAGATCACATTCCCAGATTCTCCTTGCCAGTAAAAAGTATTTAGTGCGTCATTCATTTTATTCCCTCAAATAATTAATAATGTAAACATAGTAATTTATTATTTCATCATTGTCAAATAATATATCTTTTAAATAATTCTATAGGAATTAGACAAGCTATCTTTTTTTGATCATCTCCGTTGCCAAGTATCTCTTGTGATCTTATGTTGTTTATCATGATGCACTCTATAATTTTTTTTGGTTTAACCCACATTGTTTGTTTGCCTGTTTCTATAATCCAATAATCAGCCTCTGTGCTTAACAATGCCGAGGGTTTTCCAAACATAAAAAGTTCTATAATTATATTTCCTGTTTCTTGGCTTTTGTAATCAACCTTAACTTCTATCTTTAAATTCTTTTCTGGAATAAAGATATCGTAGGGTTTAAATTTTCCCGGAACAAGAACTGCTGTTGGGTATTTTCTTCTAATAGAATTAAGTATAGAATTTTCCAGATCTTGTCCAACCAACAGATCTTTGCGAAAAGCTTTACTCGAACTTATTTTTGATTTCTGTGTAGTCATTCTCTGACATTATTGATTGTATAGATATATCGTTAAACTTGTGATTAGATTTAACTATCTTATTCAATAATTCAATACACTTATGATCTTGCGGATACATCTCTGACTGATGTGCAGCAACTTGCACAACTCTTTTTATTGCATCTCTTACTGTTAAATTGTCTGTATTTTTCAATTTTTGTAGATCCCTCCATCTATCTTCTTGTGATATTACTTGCCTTATTTTAAAACCTTCTGAGGCATTTTTTATATTAATAACTTTTTTCTCTGTTTCTGAAAGTTGGTTCCATTTAATTATTTCTTGCTCATGTCTTCCACAGGTTTTACACCTAGTATCGCCTAATGTTGTGGAGCAGAAGTTACCATTACAAGGTGAGCCAGATAATGACCCCTCGCCTAGAACAGATGAGAGCCTCTCTGATGAAGAGAGACCCTTTTCTAAGTTGGTATCCATCAGATTTATTAAGAAGTTTCCTCGTTTGATGTTTCTTCTTTATTGTCTGATTTTACTTTATTTTCCTCGTTTTGTACAACGACATATTCTTTTGGAAGCAATGATGTCAAGTCTCCTTGATCAACCTTGCTACCAAGTTGTGCCAATCTCATAACCTCAGAAAATATTGGTGCTATGCTTTGATTATAGAATTGTATTTGAGCAATCTTTTGGCTTGCAGCCTCAGACAAAGAATCTTGCTTAAACTCTCTTTGCTCTCCATCTATAAATAAAGTTAAAGTTTTATCATCCATAATTATTCCTTATTAAAATGGTAGATCATCTTCTACGACATTGTTTGGAAACACCTCCTCAGACTTTGGCTTAGGAGCTTGTGCATTTTTAGGTGTAATTGCAAAGCTTAACGCAGGAGATTTATCATTTGCCCCCGGTTTTCTTTTCCAAGCACTAACCCAATAATCTCCGGGAGCAGTTACCTTTAACTCACCTGTAAAGTCAGGATGCTTTTCAGTTTCTTTTTTATCGTTTTTCCAAATCGCACCGCGATTGCTATTATCATATTCCATTATATATTTTTCTCCTTATTAACCCAAGATTCTAAAATTTTGTTTACCATGTAAGCAATTTTTCTGTCATAAAATTTATGATTTTCTTTCTTACTTACAGCCATAAGCTTGTTGTAAACATCCTCTTCAATTCTTGAACTAATAGATTTTTTATTATTAGCCATTTTTATTCCTCTAGTAATTTGGTATAAATTCTAGAATCACCTTCAGATCTATATCCTTCTAATATATCTCTTTCAATGTTCTGGTCTTTTACCAGTCGACTATAGTTAATTCTGCCTCTAGCTTGTGTCATATGACATTTCACCAAAGACGTACCAAAAGCTCCGCCATGTTTTTTTATCAACATAGCAGACAGATCTTTTTTTCTAGACTCTAGAGCTGAAGACCTATCCTTAAGCTGTTTTAGTTCTTTTAATACAGAAGCGAGTTCTGATGTTTCACCATCCTCTTCTACTGTTTTGTAATTAATTCCGGGTTCTTCTTTTGTTTCAGACCACCTAGCAATATATGTTGGGTCTTTGGATTTTTCGTTATACCACTCCATAAACTTTTGAGCTTTAGGTATATAAACCTCAGCCCATCTTAAATCTCTTTCAACCCATTCTTGATAATGTTCGTTGTGTCCATACCATTGAAAGAACAGCATTTCGTCAATATCCATACACTCCATAGCTAATTGCATTTGATGCCAATAATTTCTTTTTTGTTCTTTAACATTGGTACATGGTTTTGTTTGTGGGCATTTAACCTCCACAGCAGAGACGGTTCCCTTTCTACCCTTCATCATAATTCCATCTGGCGACATACCAAGCCAATCATATTTAGGGTGAACAACAAAAGATGGTTGTGTTATTTTATAACCCATACTTTCCAGTGTTGCCAATGCAAGTGGCTCACTGTTTTTACCATGCGTTATAGCAAACATAGCTCTTTGATCAAATGGGTCTTGTGTTAAATGGTGAGCCTCTCTGTAGATATCTCTACCCAAAGCCTCCCACTGATCACCTTTAGTCCACATACATTCATCTGCGGCTTTTGGTATTCTTGTTCCTGTAATTCTATTGGATCTTTGCTGATGCCATTCAGGAGTTCCTTGTTGTATCTGTGTCATTATTTAACCGCTTTGCTGTATATAAGATTTAGTTGAACTCTAGCTTCTTTGTCATTACTAAGTTCCGCAACCTTGTCATACCTTTTAAATATTTCTTGTGCTTCTTCTTTAGTCTGTGCCGTCTTAAGTTCTTTTTTGAAATCCTCAAGAACAGAAAACTCTTCTTGATCTTGCTCAGGTGTTGACCCTTTATCTATACCTTCTAACTCAGGCTCCTCGATACCCTCAAGAGGTACACAAAAAGTTTCAAGTAAAGCATTTCTATAAGCAAAAGATCTTGCTGATTCTAAGTCTTTGCCTTGTTGAGATTTACTATGACCCACATAAGACCTATCAATATATGAACCATCTTCTGTTGAAATAAATCTTAAGGTTCCAACAACCCTTGTAAGAGTAGATCTACCATCATCCAAGAATTTAGTTGAAACATTTAAATCTGGTTGAACCACAGTCAAAACATTATTGTCATGTAATGGTTTTGAGAATGACTGTATGATTTGATCGATCCCTCTGTATTTATATTTTTGGTAGCTATTAACACCCTCTTTTGCTATTGGGTTAGCGACCATGTGTTTTTGCACATTTTGCAGTGCCGTGAATATTTTTTCTTTTGACATTGTATTTAAACCTCCAAGTGAATTGTAAACATTCATTTATTTTAAATCAATACTTTACAATAATTATTTTTTAATATTAAATACGCGTATGAGGGAATTACATGTCGCTTGAATATATCACCAAGGTTTTAAGAGTAGAGGTTAACTCTACACAAAAATTAATATTAATTGTTTTAGCTAACTATTCAGATGAATATGGTCAGTCATATCCTTCACATAAAAAACTAACAGAACTTACAAATCTTAGTCTTTCTGCTATCAAAGATAATTTAAAGAAGCTAAAAGAAAAGGGTTATATAGAATGGGATCAAAGAAATAATACAAGTAATTTATATCAATTAAAGGTATCGCCGTCAGGTGGCTACCCCCCGCCGTCAGGTGGCTACAATACTAAAGGTAATACTAAAAAGGTATATATATTAGATTTAGATAAAATAAATTTTATTTATAAAGAAACCACTGATAAAACATTTTATCAACATAGTGCAAATTCATTTAAAGCAAATCCAAGGTGGAAGGAATTAAAAGAACTTGGTAGGAAGGGTATAGTCTCACCCAAAACGGGGAAAAAAATAAATCTTGCAACAGAAGAGTTCTGGTATAAATATTTTGAAATAGCGAACTCTGAAGGACATAAGAAATGGATAAGATCTTTTTGGGACAAGAAACCAAGTCTAATGACAATGTTAGGTTTAAATCAATTTGAAGCAATTATAGAGAGAAGATATGGATAAAAGCATTTATGAGTTAGAAGCAAATATATTGGGTGCAATGATCCTCAGCGATGATAAATTTAGAAAAGCACAAGAGATTGGACTAGAGCCAAGTGAATTTAAAAATCAATTTTATAAAACTGCATACGAGGTAATGCTTGATAAACAAGCTTCTGACATAGTTACATTGCGAAACAATATTAAGAATGATTTTTGTTTTGAAGAGGTAAAGGAGGCAACAGCTTATTGTGTAAGTCCAGCAGGTTTTGATGGTTGGATAAGCCAAATAAAATATAGAACAGCCAACGATAAATTATTAACTTTATCTGAAAAAATACCAGAAATTGTTGAATCAAATACAAGTATAGAAGAGAAAATAGACTCGGTAAATCAGTTACTTATAGATAATAAGATTGTTAAAAACATTGGATCTCCAAAAGATGTTTCAGAAATATTAGATTTGGTTGAACATGAATTGCAGAACGCAGGAACCAACGAGCAAAACATAATAAAGACAGGTTTTAAAGAGATAGATAGCAAGATAAAAGGATTTAAAAAGGGAGATTTGATCATAGTCGCAGGTCGTCCGGGTATGGGTAAAACAACTTGGGCTTTAAATATAGCAACAAATAATATTTTTGCTAATAAAAATGTTCTTATATTTAGTTTGGAAATGACTAATGAGCAACTAATTAAAAAAATAATTAGCAGTGAGTCAGGCTTGACAACGGATAAAATGCTTTCTGGGGATATGTCTAAATCTGATTGGGATGTGTTCACTGAATTTAAAGACAAGTTATCTAAAACAAGTTTATATGTTTATGATAAATCCCCAATAACTATTGAAACAATGATTAATAAAACAAAAGCCATACAGGCTGTAAAAAATATTGATCTAATAGTTGTTGACTACTTACAGTTATTAATGACTTCAAATAAAGCACCAAGCAATTCTGATTCAAGAACTGCCTCAATGACATATATTTCTAATCTTCTGAAAGGACTGGCAAAGGACATAGGTTGTCCATTAATCTCGTTATCTCAATTAAACAGGGGTGTGGAATCGAGAACGGATAAAAGACCAGTTCTTTCAGATCTTAGAGATTCTGGTTCTATAGAACAGGATGCTGATATGGTTATAATGTTATATAGAGGCGATTATTATGACTCATTAGAAACAAATAACGCAGAAGTAATTGTAAGAAAAAACAGAATGGGCGAACTTGGGGACTTTGAGCTTGGATTTGATGGAAGTCTTTCTAAGTTTTTAGATCCAGAAGACGTTGCATTCGGGAGAAAAAAAGAACATGGACCAATCTGAAAACTTTCATCAACAACTTAGAAACATAATACCAAAAATATCTGAAGCAAGAGTTGGAGTATTAAAGTCTGAGGTAAATCTTAAAAGGGTTTTTTGGATTGAACTATGTAGTGCAAAGGAGGAGGGAGAGCGTAGTTATAATGCACAGAAAGCTAGAGCTGAAGCTTCTGAAAGTTATTATGAAGCATCTTTAAAGGTTGCAGGTGCGAAAGCTAGTCTTGATGCATTGCAAACAGAGAAGCAAGCTGTTGATATGCAATTTGAAGAATGGAGAACCAAGATGGCTAATTTAAGAATGGAAAGAACTAGATACGGAGCATAGGTTGAAAGGTAGAAACCCTACAAAAAAGGAACGAGATTGGCTAGATAAACTAGCAGACGTTGGTTGCATTGTTTGTAGGATACATTTAGATTGTTTTAGCCCATCAGAGATTCATCATATTGACGGCAAAACAAAACCCAATGCACATTTAAATACAATACCTCTTTGTTATAACCATCATAGAGAGGGTGTAAACGATCACGCTTACGTTTCTAGACATCCCTTTAAAAAAGAATTTGAAAAAAGATATGGTAAACAGTCAGATCTTTTAAAAAAAGTACAGGAGATTATTAATGACAACTCGTGAAAGGCTTGGTGGTTGGCATGGGGGAAAGGGAGATAGAGATCGAACCGCTAACAGAAATAAATATGATGAAAACTTTGAAAAGATCTTTGGTAAAAGAAAAAAGAAAAAG